CCAAAGAAGATAATATTTATAAATAAAAAAATATGGGATTAGTTAATAGAAAAAAATCAGGTAAAATTTCAGCAAACGGAAGATTAGTAGTTTCAGGTCAAAACCCGATAACTCTTAATCCTGGTGGCAAAACCGAAATTAACCAACAGAAAGGAAACACTAACAATGGCACAAAACAATAAGTGTTTAATTTTTATTAATTAGAATTAGATTTTAAATTATGGAAAATAAAGAAAAAAATATGACGGTTTGGCAAAGGTTATCACACGCTTTTGGACCAAATGCTCTTTTAAATCAGGACTACCCAACATACAAGTTTGATAAAAAAGAACTCTTGAGGACAACTTCTAAGCAAGAGTATGAGACGGAGTTATTACAAGCACAACAAACTTACTATTTAGGTAATCAATGGACAAAGATTGAAAGTAATCTTTATACTCAAGCAGTTTATTATGAACCAACCCGATTGGCTTCGTTTTATGATTACGAATCTATGGAATTTACTCCGGAAATATCAACAGCATTAGACATTTATGGGGAAGAATCTACGACAGTAGACCATAATGGATATATGTTACAGATATATTCGGAATCAAAACGTATTAAAAGTATATTAGCTGACTTATTCAATAATGTTCTTGATATTAATACCAACTTACCTATGTGGACAAGAAACACTTGTAAGTATGGTGATAACTTCGTTTACTTAAAACTAGATCCTGAAAAGGGTGTTGTTGGTTGTATGCAATTACCAAATATTGAAATTGAACGTTTGGAAAGAGGTATGCCGGCTCAAGCAAGTAGACAAAATGTTGATGAACCAGCCGAAAACAAAGGTTTAAGGTTTAAATGGAAAGTTAAAGATATGGAATTTAATTCTTGGGAAATTGCTCACTTCAGATTGTTGGGTGATGATAGAAAACTTCCATATGGTACATCAATGTTGGAAAAGGCAAGACGTATTTGGAAACAACTATTATTGTCTGAAGACGCTATGTTGATATATAGAACATCAAGAGCACCTGAAAGAAGGGTATTCAAAGTGTTCGTAGGTAATATGGATGATAAAGATGTTGAAGCGTATGTACAACGTGTTGCCAATAAATTTAAACGTAGTCAAGTTGTAGATTCGGCAACTGGTAATGTTGATATGAGATTCAATCAGATGGCGGTTGATCAAGATTATTTTATACCTGTCAGAGATGCCGCTCAAACAATGCCGATTGAAACTTTGGCGGGTGGTACAAACTTGGGAGAGATTGCGGATATTGAATACATTCAAAAGAAACTATTAACTGCTTTACGAGTACCCAAAGCCTTTTTGGGTTTTGAGGAACCTGTTGGGTCTGGTAAAAATTTATCATTAATTGATATTAGATTTGCTAGGACAATTAATAGAATTCAAAAATCAATGATTGCTGAAATGAATAAGATTGCAATCATACACTTGTTTTTATTAGGGTTTGAGGATGAATTAAATAACTTCACATTAGGATTAACTAATCCTTCAGCTCAAGCTGACTTGTTAAAAGTTGACATATGGAAAGAGAAGTTTGCGGTTTATAAAGAAGCAACAACTGCGGGACAAGAAGGGATTATGCCTGTGTCAATCACATGGGCGAAAAAACATATTCTTGGGTTGTCAGATGAAGAAATTAAGGTTGATTTACAACAACAAAGAATTGAGAGAGCTGTTGGTGCTGAATTGACAAATACGGCGACTATTATTACTAAAACTGGAGTGTTTAGTAATATCGATAAATTATATAGTACTCAATCAGGAACAACTCAAGGTGGAGGAGCAACACCACCACCACCTCCAGGTGGAGGCGGAGAAGGGGGAGGAGTACCACCACCTCCAGGTGGAGAACCTGAATTAGCACCTGAATCATATAAAAAAGATAATTTAAATATTTTATTGGAAAATGAATCTCTTATTGGATCGGATCAGGTAATTGATTTATCAAGGGTTAAAAATTATTTGGGGGAAATGGAGTACCATTTGAATAAACTTCTTAATGATTGATATTTATAAAAAAAAGATAGAAATGAAATTTGGACTTTTAAAATCAAAAATAGAAAAAAATCTTCTTGAATCATATTCAAAAGGTGAATTCAAAACCGAAATGAAATACTTCAAAAAATTGGTTTTGGAAAATAAAAATATCGGTAAACTCTTTTATTTATATGATGAATTGAATTCCAATAAAGGAATGAATTCTGGTATTGTAAATGACTACATAAATGAATGTATCACAATTTACGAAAATACGATAAATAAAGTAAAAAAGTCTCAATTTGAAGTTTTGGATTATTGGGTTGGTGACATCCAATCTGAAAATCTATATGAATCAATTGATAATCTTTTCTCAACGGATGTATTGAATATTGAGAATAAGATTACTAGTCGCAAATTTATATCTGAATCATTAATTAAACAACCTAAACAAACTAAAGAACCAATTCAACTTCCGATAAGTTCAATGGTTAATTTGGCGAACAAAACAATCAATAACTATATTGAAAATTTGAATGAGTCTGACAAACAAGAATTAATTAAATTCTTGTCAATGGATGAATCAAATATGGAAAAGGATTACCATGTTGTTAAAGAAGATGTTCTTAATAAATTAAAAACAATTAACGAAAACTCTGATATTGAGACATCAACTAAAATACAAGAGACAATATCAAAAATACAATCAGAAAAGTTTGATAAGTTATCTTATTTCAGATTAAAAGGATTGAGGGATAGTATTTAATATTCTTCTGTTGATTTTTTCGTCTGAACATACTTAGCTTTGTTCATTTCATTTCTTCTCAGAATTGATTTTTTGGTAAAGTCTTTTCTGTTTTTTAACTCAGTCATCAACTTAGTTTTGATGACTTTACTTTTAAAAAGCTTTAACGCTTTATCAATTGGTGTTTTACTGTCTACTTTTACTATTATCATATTTAACTAAATTAGATTTATTTTGACTATTAATCAATAATTATCTATTTTTTTCAAAAAAATAAACTTGAAAAAAATATATGAATGAAAAAAGGTAAAACCTCAAAGATACAAGGGTTTAAAATTGCGAAAGTGACGTATGGTACTGTAGATTCAATTGAACTGAAATCAATCTATTTAAATATCCAAACTTGGGTAGAACCTATAAAAGAATCTGACAATTGGAATAGAGTTGTTTTAAACTTATCCAGATCTATTAAACACACAGTTTATAATACAATCAACAATGATTTATTTGAACAAAATTTTATTGTTGATTTGGATTTAAGGTCAAGTGGTTTGATAATGGGGAAAAAATCCTTTCTTAACTTGGAAATCAATTTATTTATTAAACAAAAAGAAATTGATTTTAAATCACAACAAGTAAAAGATTATTTAAAATCTATGGTTAAAAATGTAATAAATCAAAACTTTAACAAAAACGATTTTTTTGTGTTTACCCTCACCAAGAAAGATAAAAATCAAATAAATCAATAATCTTTAATATTTATAAAGAAAAATTAAAGATGAGCTTAAGAATTTTAAATCCTGGTGAAACGGGAAAAGGTATATTAATTGAAAATGATGGTTGGGTGTCGCCAACAACGGTGAACAATTCATACATAATGGAATCTAAAACTATGTTAGACCATTCAAAACCATTTGAATTTTATGCCGTTCTACAAAAATATAACACACCAAATAGAAATGGTAGAATTTATCCCGAAAGGATATTAAAAAGAGAAGCCGATCTTTACAAAAAGATGATTCAAAAAGGTACTTCTCTTTCTGAATTAAATCACCCAGAATCATCTTTAATTGATTTAGACAGAGTTTCACACTTAATTACGGAAGTATGGTGGGAAGGTCCAATATTGATGGGTAAATTAAAATTATTAACAAGTCCTGGATTTCATGAACGTGGTATTGTATCCACAAAGGGTGATATGGCGGCGAATTATTTAAGACAGGGTGTTACACTTGGTATTTCATCTCGTGGTGTTGGTTCATTAAAAAAGGTTGGAGAACAAAATGAAGTTCAAGATGATTTTGAATTAATTTGTTTTGATTTGGT